GATCACCGAAGCGCAACCGCCGTCTTCAAACTCTTTTGGGTTGATGTGATCGCACCAGGTGCTCACATCTGGCACTAAAACTGGATCTACAATTTTCATTTTATGCACTCCCTTACAGGTTTGCCAGCACGTTCGTCATCACGTTCACCACATACCCCACCGTCCCATCCGACAGGTCCCCATTCTGGATATCCCCGTTGCTCATCACCGCGATGCGCATTTTCGTTGCGGCCGCGTCCGGGTTCGCAAAGATGTAATTCGCCCACAGCCGCCGGTTGGCATGGTTGGCCGTGCCCGGGTCTTCGTTCACGATCACGTTCGCCATTTTTAGGTTTTCGACCAGGATCGATGCGTAGATCTGCGCGTCTGTTGCCATATTTTGCTCCTTACCCCACGGGGTTATGCGCTCTTCACCGCCACGCCGACTCCGTCCCACGTTGCCGAACCCGAAAGCGTCCAGGTGAACGTGACACTGTTGCCGGTCGCGATCATATAATCCATCGTGATGCGCCGGTTTGCCGTGGACAGGATGTCTTGAATATTGTTCTGTCCTGCCGCCCTGCCGCCGCTGATGGACACATTCGATGTAGCAATAACACACCCGACCACGTAATCGCCTGGCACGCATGCCACGGTCAGGGAGACCGACGCACTCGTTCCCGTGGAAGAACCAAGCGCACCTACCGGCGTGGACTGGTTCACTCCGGTCATGGAGAGGACTATTGCGCCGCCGCCGTTGGTGTAAATATTCCCGAGCACGTTCGCAGTGGCGATAGCCGGATTTGCCAGATAGCCAAGGTAGGCCAGGGCTGCAGTACCGTCCTGCAGGCTGGTCAGGCCGGCGCCGTTGAACGTGAATATATTGGCCACACCCTGGTTGTGTTCCAGGGCCAGGATGAACCGATTGCTTCCAGCACTTGCCAGGTTGGAGATTACCGTCGCGGGTTGTGTTGCTGGAACAGTGGTGTTTGTGTACGAATTTGCGAGGCTCTGCGCCGCGGCGAGGAACAACGGGTAGGGATGCAATAACGCCGGCAGCAGGGCCGTACCGCTGGCCTGCGCGCCCAACGCCCAGCCTAAAATTCCGGGTCCCCAACCCCCGCCGCCGCTGTCAAAAGCATATCCGCCAGAACCGGACTGGTAGCTTATAAGGGAGTGACCCCATACTATCGTCCCGGTCATCCAAATATTTGCATAGCAATAACCGGGTGCATAGATCAACCCGTATCCATGCGAAGGGATGGAGGCGGAAGCAACCACGCCAAACAGGCGCATATCAGGGGTATTGCCCGGCAGTATGACCCCCACCATATTATATTGGAAGGTTGGATCAAGAGCGACCGCCATTCCAGCGGTTAGCGTAATGGCGCTATTGTTGTAGATCTGCAACACGTTGCCGGTGGCGTTCAGGCTGTCTTTGTCGATGGTCTGTCCGGTTACCCAGGGTAGGCTTGGTGCAGGCATAGGATGCTCCTAATTGAATGTCAACACGTACTCGAACGTCAGATCGTTCGGCGATCCGCCGCTATTGTTGTAGGGTTGCAGATAGTGGCTGATCAGTTCGCCCGAATTGGCCGCTCCACTCGCCGCCGGTCCCCCGAACCAGCCCACCTCGCCGATGCTATAGTTACAGTTCGCCGCCACGTAATACGCGTCGATGGTCAGCACGTTCACGGCCACCGTGGCCAGCGTGATCGGCATGCGCGCCACCTCGGTGGTCAGTTGCACGTCGCCGGCCGCCGGCGCAGTCGCTCCGCTCCCAAAGGCGTGGTACGTTATTCCCCCCGTTGCCAGGTTTCCCAGCAGCAGTGCCAGCCAGTTTTTCCCGTTCGTCACCACCAGGTTGTGCACGCTCTGCTCATCCACCAGGCCGCCGCACTGCCGGGCGGTTTCCATCGCCATGCGCAGATCCCCGCATGCCCCCGGAAGGTGCTTTCCCTGTAGGTGGGGGCCCTGGCTCATCAGCAACCCCAGCACGCCTGGCTTCCAGGCTCGCAGGGTCGAGATCCCGCCAAATCCCGGCACGCTCTCTGGTATACACAGTACGTCAGCTGGTCTTGGCATATCCCACTCTCGCAGTTCCCACTAAATAAGGTCCCGAGCTGGCCGTCACCGTCATGGCCGTTTCGCTCTGCGCCTGGCTCTCCTGGATCAGCAGCATCTCCTGCATCACCTCGCTCGGGTTGAATGCCGGCAGCGGTTGCGCATTTTGCGCGATCTTCAAAAAGATGTCCACCAGGCTCGGCTGGTAGTCCCCCAACGCCAGGTCGAACTCCGCATATCCGCCCCGGTCCAGCCTGGTTGTCACCGACTGGATCAGCAATATCCCGTTGATGCTCTGCGCCGCGTTCTCCACCGGGATCGTCATCCCCGACCGCAGCCCGGGCTGCCAGACGGTGCACGTGTAACTCTTGAGCCCGAAGCTGTTGCCCTTCAAAAACCCGCTCGCCACCAGCTTTGAGGTGGTCTTATCCGTGATGTTCGGCTGGTTTATCTCCCCATCCAGGAAGCACGGCAGCCCATACTGCGCGAATGAATTCGCATCGCTGAACCGGTCCGCCAGCGGTGCTTCGTACCTGCATGCGATCTGGATCGCATTTGTCAGGTTCGGCCATACCGCGCTCTGCCGCAGCGTCTTGCCGTTGAAGTCAAATAGCACCTGGTTCCCGGTCGGTGCCAGGTTCGCCCCCACCAGCACCGTCATCGCCGTCCAGATCGGCGTGGCCTGCGTTCCGTCGTTCCGCCACACCAGTATCTGGCTCTGCGCGCTCTGCTCGTGGATCGCCAGCCCGATCAAAACCACGTTGCTCTGCCCCGTCCCCGCCACGTAGATCGTCTGGTCACCCGACAGGTAGTTTCCCCCCACCACTTCCACCCGGTTCACAATGCCTGTTCCGTCCAGGTTTCGTACGAAGTTCCCCAGCGGGTAGACCGTCGCCAGGTCAATGTGCGCCGGCGCGTCCGAGATCCCGAACGGCGCCGGGTTGTTTTCGCTCAGCCCGAAGTGCAGCTTCTTGTTGTAGTCCACGTACCAGAACCCGTTCGCCGCGCTGGCCAGCTGGTCCAGCACCGCCCGCAGCGTCAGCCGGGCAAACGTCATGCGTGGGTAACTGTTGACCGCCTGAACGTAGGTGCTCGTGTCGATGATCGAGCAGTACGTGCTGAACAGATCCTGGATGATCGCCAGGTCGCTGATCGTCGCTCCCACCGGTGCATACGCTTTCTTCACCCGGATGTGGTCAAGCAGGCAAGAGTAGTCCGCACAGTGCAGCGGGCTGATGTCCAGCCGCGTCCCCCCGCCGAAGCTCTTCACCGCTCCCTGCTGCACGTATCCGCCGAAGAGCTTCGTCCCGCTCACCAGGTCGCTGATGATCACTTCCTGCCATTCCTGGATCCCCAGGCTGCCCACGTCGAACAGGTCCAGCTCGGCCGTGTCCACCTGCTTGGTCAGCACATTTGTGGTGGTCGAGCTGCTCGGGTCCACGTGCACCGTGATGTCCACCCCCGCCACCTTGATCTGCGGGATCATCTGCGTTGGGTAGCTCATAGCCTGGTCCTGGCTCCCTGCAGGTTCACCGTTGCCCCCAGCTGCCTGATCACCTCGCGCGCCACGGCTGCCGGGTCGCCCGCGCCGTTGACATACAATTGAATCGTGACGCCACCCCCTAATGCTGCCTGGGCATCCTGCTTCGTCAGCATATAGCCGCCACCTGCCACAAATGTTTCCGGGCGGCTTCCCGGATCTTCGTTGTAGATATATGAATTTGGTGCAATTGGTCCGCCCCCCGCTCGTGCCACGGCCGCCGCCGGTTTCTTCGAGCCAGTTGGCGGCGATGCAGTTGCCTGTCCCTGATTTTCCTGCTCTGTGATGTTCTGCTGGATCACCGTCAGCGTCACCGTTTTATCCTCGATCCCCGCCAGGTTGTCGGCTATCGCCATGGCTTCCATGGCCGCGTTGTATTCATCCGTCGTCAATAGCCCCACTTGCATCCGGTAATTCAACACCTTTTGCACGTCGTCCGCACTGAACAGCCCGTCCGCCGAAAGCTGCGCCTGCAGGAACCCCGCGATCATCTCGTTGGTCGCGTCCTTGGATGCTTTTTGGGCATCCTTCAGCGCCTGGCTGTCTTTCTCCAGTGCCGCCTTCGCATCCAGGATCTTCGTGCTGGCTGCCCCCCAGCCCTGTTTTTGCAGCGCCGCCAGCGTGGCTTCATCGTCAGATACTTTCTGCTCGGCGTCGCTCACCTTGTTCAGGTTGGTTTCGTACTGCTTTGCAAACGACACTACAAAGTTCAGTTCGCTGCTTTCCTGCTTGGCCGCGCTGGCCTGATCGATCAACGCCCCCGTGAAGATGTCGGTAACCTGCGTAGCCTCGGTATATACATCGTCCTGATTTTTTATTGCCGACGTGACGGCGTTGGCAATATTTACAGACTCTTGTTCTGCGGCAATCTTACTTTTTAATGTCGCAATATAATTTTTGTAGTAGGTTATGTTCACGCCGGTTGCATTAGCCTGATTTTTTTCTGCCTCGGTTAAATTTTCTGTATCTTGTTTTAACCCCCCAGCCGGGGTGCGAACTAAAGCGAGATAGTCAGCATATTGTTGCCACCCAGCCAAAGACTTCAATACGTAATCATCGACTGCTTTTAATCCGGGCAATAATTCATCTCCAATTGCCGCCTTTAATTCTTCGGATGCTACTTTAACCTGCTGCTGCTTGCCCGCATAAGTATCCATCGCCGTCGCGGCTTGCCCGCTGTACTTCTGGGTCAACTGGTCCAGGATCAGCGCGTCCATCTGCGCCGTGTCCCCGTGCGTCGCCAGCAGGCTGATCTGGTTCGTTATTTCTCGACTGAATCCCATCCCGCGTGTCCGTCCGGTCTCCATCGCCATGCCAAAAGCCTGGGAGGCTCCATTCAAACCACCAAATGCATCTGCCATGTTTTCTATGACGAGCATGTCTTTAGGCATTTGCTGGGAAGGTATATCTACAAAACGCATCAAGGTATTGGCAGCTTCGTTGATCTGGGCGGTATCAAACAGCGGCGATGCTGCCATCTTATCTAATCCCGCTGCACTAATCTCCCCACTTCTCCCGGTGCTTTGGATGGTCATATTCAAGCGACTAAGTGCCGTCTCATCTTCCGCAGCTGCATCCACGCTGGCCTTGATCGCCGCTACGCCCGCGTAGATCGCTCCGCTCAGCGTCGTAAAGCCCACGACCGAGCCCAGCAGGCTCGTCGTGGTGTCGCCCAGCTGCTTCTCCAGGTCGGCCATCCCGTTGGTGGCATCCTTGTCCCCCGTGCCCTGCTTGACGATATTCAAAATAATATTTAAGAGTGAATCTTTTGCCATGTATGTCTCATGCTTTTGGAGTTCTCTTCGGTATTTCGTCCACTACTGCCAGGATCGCTTCCAGCCAGTCTTCCGGAACCAGCTCGTCCACTTCCCATGGCCACAGGCTCTTTCCGGTCACCTGGTGCACCTTCATTGCCCGCAGCACTTTCGCCATATACGGCTCGTCCGTGGCCGCGCCGACTGCCAGCAGACTGCAGGCGGCGATTATGCGTTTTTTACAATGCCCAGGTGCTCCGCCATCATGTGGATCGTCCGGCTGATCAGCCAGGCAAACAGGCGCGGGTTGGTCTCCTGGCTCTCACTGCGCAATCGCTCCACCTCCTCCGCCGTCATGCGCGTGTCCTCCGGCCCCTGGCTCCAGATCTCACTCAGCCACGCCGCCTGCTCCGTCAGCAGCCGCCCCGCCCTCTCATCCCGATCTGCCCTGAGCGGAGCGACCGGAGGGAGCGCAGTCGAAGGGGCCTTTACTTCCTCCGCCACCTCTTTCCTGATCTCCTCTGCCTCCCGCCTGATCCCCGCATACCGCTGCCTCGTCGCCAGCGGCGGGTTCACCCACACCTGCAGCATCTGCCCCGCAAACTGTGCGTGGTATTCTCCCAAATCCAGCGGCTCCACGATCCTCTCCGCCAAAATCTTGTTCAAATCGATCTTCATTCTTCCTTCCTTCCAATTGGTAGGGGCGGACAGTGTCCGCCCCACTATTCGACCATCGACTATCCAACTATCCAACTTCTTTACGGCAGCGCCGCCACCTGGTTCACATACACCACCTGGCAATACTTCGCCGCCGTCGCGTTGTACTTGGCATGCAGTGTCGCGCTGATGATATCCACCCCGTTCTGGTCTCCGATCGCATCGAACTTGTCCCACACCCCGGCCAGGTCGATGTTGCGCGTCTTGTAGCTGTAGGTCGTGCCCGGCGTGGTCAGCGCGCTCCCTACGCTCTGGATCCGCAGCAACCGGCTCACCTTGTTCTGCCAGTTCTTCTTTTCCGCCATCGCACCGCTCTGCAGCAGGAACGTCATCTTCAAGGTGATGTCCTCCGGCGTGAATTCCAGGTGATCGAACGTGATCGCCCCGTTGGCCGTTTCCTGGCCCACAATGCCGGTCTTGATCGTCAGCGTCGCCGCCAGCAGCCCCGCCATCTGAGTGGTCCCGATCGTTCCACCGATCGCATCGATGTACAGCTTGCTGCCTCCGAACGGCACATCTTCCACTGCCGGCAGCGCCAGCCCGGCCCCGCCGCCGGTAAAGAACTGCGTGATCGTGATCATGTTCCCGGCCGCTTCCGTCACGGTCGTCTCCGTCACCGTCAGGCTGGCCGCCGCTCCGGTCGTCACCGTGTAGATGCCGTCGTTCAGATTGCTCCCGATCACCTTTACGATCACGCCTGTCGGGAACAACGCCAACCCGGTTGCCGAATCGGCGATGCTATGGCTGTTCGTAAAGCTGATCGTCGCCGCTGTGTAGGTCGGCCCGATCGTCACCTGCCGGCCCAGCAGGCTTGCGCTCATCATCCAGGCGCCCTTACTCTTGCCGTCCAGCGTGATCGTGTCGGCGAAGCCGAATTCCATCTTCTCGAAGTGCATATCGTCGCCGGCTTCGAACGTCCGCACTCCGATCTGCGCCTGCGTGGGTTTGTTGGCCTGGCTGTACCAGAACGGGTACGTGTAGATCTTGCCGCTGCCCGCCCCGTCTGCCACGCCTGTGCCCACCTTCTTGGCGCCCAACTCGAACAGGTACGGACCCTGCTCGAAATTCTCCTCGATCGGCGCCAGCGCCAACCCCGCTCCCAGGAACGGGATATATGCCCGGTCCGCCCCAGGCGCGATCCCGATATCCTCCTTCGGGTACACGATCTGCCGGTTATCCGTCAGCACGCCCGTCCCGCGCCACAGGGCCGTGGCCGGCACAATCGTCCCCGGTGTTACCTCCAGCCCCATCTGGATCTTCCGCATGGCCTTCGAACCCGAATTGGTATTGATATTGACTGGCATGGCTCACTCTCCTTCTTCGTTTTCTTTCTCCCCTCTCCTGCGGTGTCCTTCCGCAGGGGAGGGGCCGGGGGTGGGGTTGCACCTTACGTTTTACTGTTCTACCTGCGGATCATCCGCAGCCTGGTTCTTCTTCGCGGCCTTAACAACGGCCGGCTTCGCGTACAGCCCGAACCTCACCAGGTCATCCACCACCGCCTGGTCGAGCTGTGCCACTTCTTCATCACTCAGATCCCGCGCCGGGATCCCGATAATTGCGCTTCCATCACCGATATATTTCAACATTCTCGCTCCTTACGTTTTACGAATTTCCTTCCGTCGTGCCCGTCGTGGTGAAATCTTTAGCCTGACAGACTTAATGACACGTTTTCCAGCACTTCCCACACCACCACCAACGCATAGTGCTGTGGGCCACCTCCATACGTCACCGGCAGAATGTGCACCGCCTTCTGGCCTTCCGGAAGCATGAAATACTGCACCTTGCCGCCCAGACTGCGGTTCTTTGTCATCATCTGCAGCACCCGCGTGTAGAATTTTTCAACCCCTGGCAGCAGCGCCGGGTCCACCGTCGGGGTCACGTGGATCTCCGTCGTCCCGCTCCACAGCAGCGAACTGATCGCCCCCGCGCTGTAATTCGGCTCCAGCTCCGGCACGTACGTGATCGCGCACGGGAACACGCTCAGCGCGCTCGGGATCTCGCCCTTCTCGAACGTCCGGTACGATGTAAGCAGCCCGTTCCCGTCCGTCCCGATCGTCCCAAATGCCTTGCACACCAAATCAATCCAATCCTCAAGCATTGATGGCCACCTCTCCCAACATGTCCTCCGCTGCCTGGCTGAAATTGTTCTCCACCGCCTCCTGGTTCTCCTCCAGCGCATTCGACAGCAGGAACCGTCCCGCGAACCCCGGGTGTGTGTGCATCGTCACCCAGTTATTGCCGATCTTCACGTGCTCCCCCAGCGGCGCCACACCCAGCCGCTGCATCCCCGCCCAGGCCGCCTTGCCACTGCCCCGCCGTGTCACAAACCCCGGCACCAGCGGGTGTGGCCTGGCGCCCGATTCCACAATGTTCATCCACCACGCCGTCGGGCTGCCCTTCCAACCTACATACCCGGTCATGTTCAGCCCGCTGCCGTTCAGCACGTGCGTCCCGAAGGTCTCGCGCGCATAGCCTGTCAGCGTCGGGATGTTTGGCTCTATTGCCCCCGCCAGCAGCGAAACGCTCTGCTGCATGGCCGGCCGCATGTACTTCTGCAGCAGCTCACCGATCCCGTCCAGCTTCTGGATCTGCGCCTGCACGTCCTCCGATAAAACAACTTCCTTATCGCTCATAGATTCCTAATTAAGTGCATAATTCTCTTCCAGCTTCTCCAGCATGTCCTTCGGGAATGCATCGTTGTAAAACACCTGGCCCAAGGCTGCGTCCCCAGTCCTGCCCGCAAATTGCGAGTCCGCCAGCTTCTTCATCAGCCCGGCAATCGTCCGGCACAGCAGCCCGATATCCTCCGGAGGTGCATAGCGCATCGCATCGATCCCGCTGCTGTGCGCCCCGGCCGTCGTGCCGTTCACGCCTCGAGAAACCGTAAAAGTGCGGTACACGTCCACGTTCGCATTGAGAAGGTGCACGCTGGCCTTGGTCTTATTCCAGGAGCGGTACACCGACCACTGCGTGGCATTCTTATCCACCACCAGCATTTTTTCGAAGTCGACTCTGATCATCTCCCCCACGTTCACCGCGTTCACGCTCGCCGGTGTGATCACATCGTCCGTGGCCGTCATCGCCTGGCTCAGCGTAGTGATAGCCGCCGTGGGTGCGCCCGTTGCCGTCACCAGCTCCTGCTCTGAGGCATCCAGGAACAACACCATCCCGGGCGAGAGCTTCGAACCGTCTGCCACCTGCACGCTCGTGCCCACGCCATCCGCCTGCGCTACTGCCAGGTTCACGCCCGTGTCGATCACCAGCTCATACAGCCCCCACAGTCCTGGTACCTTCACCCCGTCCGGGAAACCCAGCCAGATCGTTCCATGCGGCGCCAGTGGCGCCATCACCAGCTTGGTATACGGTCCGTTCTGCCACATCCGGTCGTCTGGCCAGAGTAGAAAATCTGAGGAGTTCAGCGCGGTCGTCCAGTTCATGATCGTTCCGGTCACCTCCAGCAGTGGCACCGGCAGCTTCTGGTGTACGCCGCTCGAACCGTCGCAGCTGATCGTCGCCACATACGGGATGAACGCCCCAAGCCGCACGTCGATGAACTGGCTGGCCGCCCGGATATGCTTCATCCACGCCGCCTCGTCCCCCCCCAGCGTCGGGCTCAGGTCCGCAATCATGTCCGCAACCGTGCAATACAATCTATCCATGCTTTTTCCTTACCTAAATGTTCTTCCGTCGTGTCCGTAGTGCCCGTTGTGGTAAATTCTTTTTCCTAATAACAGGAGTGGCGGCGATCTATGCCCGCAGGCTTTTTACATCGCTCTTATCTATTTCAGACCACTCCCGTCGGTACGCGCCCAGGGAAGGTGCCAGGCGTTATCCGTTCTTCGCAGGCGGAGTCTTGTTCGCCACGGCCTTCTCAGTCGGCTTCTTCGCCTGGGCAGTCTCGACGGCCACTTTCAGGTATCCCGCATCCACGATGTTCCAGCCAACCTTGATGTGCGCAGCCACGGCATCCGGATGCACTTCGGATGTCGCGCCGTCTTTGCCGTTGAACATCTTCACCAGTTTGCCGCCCTTGATAGTGCCTGCCGGGGCCGCCACCAGACCACTCTTGATGATCTCGATCTGGTCCGCTGGGTCCACCAGCTTCCATCCGGCCTGCTTGTGCGCTTCCACGGCCGCCGGGTGTACTTCGATGATCTCCCCGTCCAACTTCATTTCCACTAAACCTTTTTTCATGCCAACCTTCCTTCTCTTATCTTTTCCCCTCTCCTGAGATTCGCTCAGGAGAGGGGTTGGAGGTGAGGTTCTTCCTATTCACCGCTCACTGATCACTAGCTCAGCAGCACCGCGATATGGTTGCTCTTCACCGCCGCGCAGCCCCACACGATGCGCACGTCGATGGCGATCCGCCCGTACTGCTTGTACATGGCCACCTGGAACGCCAGGCCGCTGACCGGATCGGTGATCTCGATCACATCGTCGGCCGCGTCGCCCTGGGGCGGCAGCGCCGGCGCACGTGTGGCCAGCGTGATTGCATTGCGGTCGAACGCGCACAGCGGGGTGAAGTTTCCGCCGATGGTCATGGCGTTGCTCGTGCCGATCGTCACCAGCGCGCCCGGGGCCCCGATCGTGATGGTGCCCGGGGCTGCCACGCCCACGTTCACTACGTACTTGTTGACCGTGTCGGCCGCGAAGGTCACGATGTCACCCGCCAGCACCGTGTTCGAACCGGTCTGCAGCACGATCGTGTTCACGCCGATCGCAGTCGAACCGTTCGTCACGTATAGGGTGCCCGTGCCTTTGGTTACCACGGCGATCTGGCCGCTTTCGTGCAGGTTGAAGCCTTCCAGCCGGCCCAGGGTGCCATCCCGCAGCATGGCGTCTGTCCCGGCTTCCATTACCCGGAACAGTTCCGAATGCTTCGCGCGCAGCGGCAGGGCCGCCGTGGTCGAGAGCACCAGGTGCAGGTCGCTCATCGGCGCGCCGTTGTCTTCCAGGATCTTGCGCGTGCTGGCAATATCCGTCAGGTCGGTCGCCGTTGCGAACGGCGTGGTGCCGGCGGTGCCGTAGGCACGCGAGGCGCCTTTGTAGGCGGCCGCGAACAGGTCCGCTTCGATCAGGTTCACCAGCGTGCGCATCGCCTGGGCGAATGCGTTTTTGATGATGATCTGGTCGGTGTTACCGTTCTTCAGCCCGCGGATGTCTTCGCCGGTCAGGTAGAACGGCACGTTCTTACTCTTGCTCAGCGTCAGGGTCGGCGCTCCCACGGTGATGTCCGATGGGCTCGGCCCGTAGGCTGCCGGCGTGAAGTCGCTGGCCGCCAGAGGCGGTACCACCGGCCACGCCACGGTTTCACCGACCGCTGCACGGTCGGCCGTCGAATTGCGGTTTACCGCCGGAATGAACCCGGTCAGCTCGCGGCTGACCACATCCAGCGCTTCGTACATGGTGGGCATCAGCCCGGTTAAAGTGTTAGCCATACCTTCTTCTCCTTATTCCCTTCGCCCTGAGCGGAGCGTACTTCGCACAGTCGAAGGGCCTATTTTTTACGTTTCACGTTTCCCTCTCCAAATGCTGCTTTTGCATTTGGGGAGGGTGGCCGAAGGCCGGGTGGGGCTGGACCTCAGTCCTCCAGGGTCCCGCCACCCTTCGAGAACTTCATCCGGGCCTCGGGCTCCATCGCGTCGAACTCGGCGCGCTTCAAGACTTTGGTTTTATCGGCATTCTTGCCTTCCGGCTTGATCGCTTCCCGGGTGGGTTCGCCCAGATCGCGTTCCAGCTCTTCCAGACGCTCGCGCTCCTGGATGGTCCCGGTCAGCTTGCCGATCGCGCCGCCCTCGCCCATCAGGGCGTCGTACGCCGTGCGCTCTTCTGCGGTAAAGTCCCGGTTCTCCCCGTCCGCCAGGTCCACCAGCTTGCGCGCCTCGGTGATTTTTGCGGCTCGTTCCTGCCGCCACTCAATCGATGTCTTGCTCATGGTTTTTTTTCTCCTTTACCTAACTATTTTTCCGTCGTGGTCTTCGTGTCCGTCGTGGTAAAAAATCTTTCACGACATTTCCAACAGATCCAGCACCCGCCGCCGCATCGCCATGTGCGCCTGCACCTGGGTCCTGGCTGCGATTTCATCCTGAGCCGCCTGGCTCTCGGATGGCTGGATCTGAAACTCGCTCAATTTCGCCCGCACCCCCACACTTGTCTGCGGATACGCCCCAAACGTGCACGGGGATACGTCGATCAGCTCGGCGCACTCCACCAGCGTGCGAAGTGGTAGGCTCTTCTGGTCCGCCGGCTGCTCCCACTGGTCCACCTTCACCGAAAACGCAAACGAACTCTGGTTGATATCCCCCCGCTGCACCTTCGCATACAGGCTCATCGCCTCCGGGTCAGCTGGGTTGATATCGATGCTATACCGCAGCCCCTCCGGTACGTCGCTCAGCCGTAGGGTCCCGTTGCTGGTGCGTCCCAGCACATCCGCCCAATCGTGGTTATCGGCCGCGATCACATCCGGATCTGTGGCCAGCACGCCGGCGAAGAAGCCCGGCAGGATCTTCTCCCGAAACATCCCGCCGATCACGGTTTCCTGGTTGTAGACCGCCGCCACGCCGTCAATGACCGGCTTGTCGTCGACCATTGTTGCCCGCATTTCCAGACTCAGCATGCGGCGCTCGATGTTCGGATTGACGATCTTCAACGGTGTATCGCTCATTTCTCAACTCCTCACTTTAGCTCCAGGCCGCAACCATGCATTCACAGCCATCGTGCGCGGGTGGGTGACCAACGTTCCCGGATGGTTTCAGCGGGCTGCTCGTCCCGTCCGGCTGGTAATCCTCGCCCGCGTTCAAAAAGTTCTTTGTGATCGACACCACCTGCCCGCTCAGGTTTGCGCAGTAATCACACGCCTTCGAATTGGCGATCCAGACCAGTTCCACAAACCCCGCCGCCGTGTAAACCGCCTTGGCCACGGCATTGTTCTCACGGACCGACTCCCGCCCGGAAATCTCGCCCGATCGCACATCTTCCCAGTCGCTCAACTCCCCATTCAACTTATCCAACGGATCTTCCCCACTGGCTGCCGCTTCCGTCAGGACCTTCTCGATCATCTTGCGGATCTCCGCTTCCGAAATCCCGCAATGTCGCACCGCATAGCTGTTCAGGTACGCCCGCACGAACTGCTCCACCTCCGGCGTCCAACCCTCCGCGCTGACTTCATCCCCCGCCGCTCCCGCCACCAGCTGCCCATACGATGTCATCACCGGCGCAAACTGCTTCCTCACAAACTCCTGGTGCCCCTGGTAGAAGTTCGTCAACCAGGCATCCATCTGCCCCGCGTCCCGCATTTCGCCCTGAGCGGAGCTGGCGCCCTTTGCCAGCACAGTCGAAGGGCTCCCTTGCTTCAAATACTTCCCGGCCGCCTCTTTCACGTCGTGAATCTCGCGCCGGAGGCACCTCGCCGCCACATCCTGGATGACCGGCTTCTGCGTCACCATCAACCGCCGCCGTAAAGCTACCGAGCTCTTCGCCCTGGCCATCCTCACTTCGTCGCTGAATTGATCGATTGGCAGTTTCTTGGAACGATTGCCCTGCGTACTGTCCAGCGGCTCCCCCTGCACCGTGCCATCCCCCACCTGCACCATGTTCAACGGCACCATGTATGTATCCCCGCCCGGTACCGGGTTCATATTTTCTTTTTCCCGCACATCGTTCTGGCTCAGCCAGCCCCACTGCCGCCCCACCGCATACGCTGCGTACCGGCTGGCCTGGTCCCCCCGCATCAGTCCTTCCACCAGGATCTCGTTGTAATACTCCACCTGCTCCGCCGGCGTCAGCAGCGTCATGTTCACCCGCTGCTCCAACTTCACCAAGAGCGGCCGCAGGCAGTCCGTCACATACTCGATCCCCATCTGCTCGATGTTGTTCAACGTCGCCCGCACCAGGTGCTGCAATTTGTGCGGCGGGATCCGGAAGATCCTGCAGACTTCCTCCAGCCCGAACTGCTTGGTCTGGATGAACTCCGCGTCCTGGTTCGGCAGCCCAATCTCCGTGATCTTCACCCCCTCCTCCAAAACCGCCACCTTGCTACGCTTTCCGGCGCCCTTGTAGCTCAGCTCCCAGGTATCGATGATGTTCTGCAGTGCCTTGTCGCTCAGCCTCTTCGGATACTCCAGAGCCACCCCCGGCCTGGCGTCGTTCGCGAAGAAACTACCCGTAAACTGCTCCGTCGCCATCATGATCGCAATCGCTTGCTTGGCCAGCGTGATCTTCGAATACCCCATCACCCCGTCGAACCCGAAACCCGGCACGTGCAGGATCTCCTGCTGCAGGAACGCCTGCTGGCTCCCGTCCGGCATCGTATACAGGTACCGTTTCGGTTTGCCCTTCTTGCTGTTATCGCGCACCACCTGCATGCGGTCCGGTCGCAGTGGCCAAAGTTCCATCACCTGGCCGGCCTTCGAGCGAATGATCTGGCTGTAACTGTTTCCCCACCCGATCACGTGCCCCACCTCGATCTCCCGGTATTCCATGCTGGTCATTTCCGGGTTCGGCCGGTTGTGCAGCACGTTGAATACCGCATGTTTGATGGCCAGCTCGCGCCCCTTCGCCAGCCGGTGATATAAAAACCATGGCAGCGATCCGCAGTCTTCGGTAAGCACTGTGATCGCCGCCATCACCGCCGGCACCCCCATCGCCGTTTCCATCGAAAC